AGGTGCCGCCAACAGTACGAGCCAAATTTGCTACAGGGAGAGGAAATGCAGGAAAAAACGAAGTTGTTTCAGCAGTATCGGCGAGAACAGGGATTGTTTGGGACGGAGCCGGAGGAGACGACCGGTGCGACGCCTACATCCTTGAGGAGATGGGGCGTGCCGTCCTCGGAAGGCAGAGGCACGAATGGCCCGCCGCGAACCTCGCAGCACTCGAAAAGATCGACTGGTCAGAATTGGAGGAATACTGTGCCTAGAAGTACGCCGATCTCGCAGGTCGAGATTGAACATGAGATCATTCGCCTCACGGGCATGCTCGAAGATGAGACAGAAACGTTCGAGATGCTGGCGCAAGACGCCGCAGAAAAAGAGGCGCAGTACAAGTCCGCCTGGGCGAAAGAGTACCTGTCAGCGAAAGGCTCGATTCGTGAGAGGGAGGCTTGGTCCGACTACAAACTTGAGGCAGAAATTCACGCCTACAAAATTGCTGAGGCTCTCGTAAAATCGAAGCGAGAAAAACTGTCATCGCTTCGTACATCCATCGACGCTCTGCGAACACTCGCCGCCAACGTGAGAGCACAGACATGAACAAGATTGATCCTTCGCTAAACGAATTCGCAGTAGAAATCGACTCGCTGGTACCACTTCCCGGCAATCCGCGGAAAGGCAACATCGAGGCGATCATGTCGTCGTACAACGAGTTCGGTCAAGTGAAGCCGATCGTGGTACGACCCAACGGCGACGGCACATCGACAGTGATTGCCGGCAACCATCAGTTGGAGGCAGCCAGGCGACTCGGCTGGGACAAGATCGCTGTGGTCAAGTACGAAGCGGATGACAAGAAGGCGACGGCATTTGCCCTAGCGGACAACCGCACCGTTGAGTTGGGACACACTGACCCCGAATTACTGAACGACATGCTTGAGACTGTCGTTGAGGATTACTCCACGCTGCTTGATGGTCTTGGCTGGGACGAGTTCGAGTTGGCCGCGCTGGAAGAGCAGGCATTCCGATTGGGGAACATTGAAGACGCGGGCTACGTCCCCCCAGTCATCATCAACCCGAACCTAGATCCGGTCGTACCGCCTACCCCCGAAGTGACATCACCGTCTGGCGTGACTGTCGTTTCCGACGGCGAAAACGGCAAGATTGTTCCGACCGGAGATGTCGATCAAAACTCGGTAGTAGCAACTGGCTCGACGACAATCGGGCAGTCAGGCTCGGACCGCGCAATCGTGCAGTACACGCTTGTTTTCGACAGTCCGGAACAGCAGAAACGTTGGTATGATTTCATCCGCTGGCTTCGACTAGACCCCGGCTATGACGGAAATACAACTGCTACTAGATTGCTGAACTTCATTGACTCACATGCAGACTTCTGATAAGAGAAAACACGGCAAACATTCCACTTACTCCAAGGGTTGTCGGTGCGAACCCTGCACGGTCGCACATCGCGTCTACACGAGGGAATATCTCCGGAGAGTGCGTCGCGCAAAGCAGGGTGTGGGCCCACCCGTTGAACCGAAGGTGATCAGCGCGAACGAAGCGCGTCGACATCTTCTACACCTAAAGAAACACGGCATCGGCTGTCGCCATGTAGCGGACAAGACCGGAATTTCGTACAAGGCAATTCAGGATATTCGCAGCGGCCGCAAAAAAGGTCTCTGGAGAGAAACGGAAAAAAAGATTTTGGATTGCTTCGCTGACGACTTCAGCGACAACCATTACGTTGATTCCACGTACACCCGAATGCTGATTCAGGAACTATTTGATGCTGGGTACACACTGACGCAGATCAACAAGATCCGAGGCAAGACTCCTGCCCAAAAAGTCGTGACAGGAAAATCGATCCGCTTGCGCAAACAGAAAGAAATTGAGCGGATCCACTTCCAGTTGCTTCGCCGCCCTCCGCATTTCGAGAAGCCGCGTACCGTGCGGAAAGGACAGATGCCGTGACTAGGCAAAGAATGTTTCTGGATATGACGTGCGTTGATGCGGCCCGCGAAAGGATCCGGCATGTCTATGACACGTTCGACACGGTGTGCGTCCAGTTCTCTGGCGGCAAAGACTCCACTGCCGTCCTGTACCTGGCGAAAGAAATTCACGAGGAACGTGGTCTTGGGCCGGTCAAGGTGATCTTCCGTGACGAGGAAATGGTCTCGCCCGTAGTAGTCGAGTATCTAGAGAAGGTCAGAAACTATGACTGGGTGGACATGGAGTGGTACTGCCTTCCTCAAGGTCAAGAGATTTGGGTCTTGGGTCGGCGCGAGTACTGCCTCCTGTGGTCCCCGAAGCGCGCAGAGCAAGGCCGTCTTTACCGCGATATGCCGGAATGGGCGATCCGCGCTGAACATTTTGGCCTGGACCCGTCCAAGACAATTCCTCAGTCCATCGACTATTACACGATGCAGGGCAAGGAAGGTCGGACCGCGTTCCTGACAGGGGTGCGGGCGAACGAGTCGATGGTGAGATACCGCTCCTGCGTCCAAAAACTCCACGAGAACTACATCAACATCCCGTTCCGGATGAAGAAGTCCATTCCGTTGAGATTTGCAAAAGTCATCTACGACTGGACCACAGACGATGTTCTCAAGTTCATCTCCGAAGAGCACGATGCCGAATACTGCGAGTATTACGATCTTGCCGCTGTCACCGGATCGAATACACGAGTCGGGATCCCACTACACGCAGTAGCGATCAGGCGAATTGGCGACGTAGTTGCAACCGAACCAGAATTCTACGACCGTCTCTACGAATGCTTCCCGCAGATCGACGCACAGCGGCGCTGGTGGTCAGAGTTCGACATTGAAAACCTCATTGCCTCGTACGCGGAGGCTGGATGGGCGGGCGTGAAAATGTGCATCGATCACAACGTCCTGACCCCAGGCTTGAAGAAGCGGGCCCAAGCCTTCGCCGCAGAGTTCCGCAAGAAGCACGCGAAAGACCCCCACTCGTATCCCGTCTCGTGGCTTATCCGCAACATTCTGATGAACGAATTCAACATCAGTTCGGTTAGCCCGATCGGGCCCAAAACTCGGGCCCACACCATCCGCCAAGCGGAAGCACAAGAACTCGCGAGCCTTGACGCTCTCGACTACGTTGATGATTCGAGGTAATAATGAACAAAATGGAAATTGTGTGGGTTCGTGGCGACTCGCTTCAGGCCGCCAAGTGGCGAGCGACATACATTCTGAAACCTGACCTCCAGGTTCTCGCTCAAAGCATGGATGACCACGGATGGTTGCAGCCGATCGTCGTGCAGAAGTCAACAAATCTTATTATTGACGGCTATCACCGCTGGGAGATTTCGGGAACGCTGAAGTCTCACCGCAAGGCGTACAAGGGTGCCGTGCCGGTGGTGTTCGAAGACGTCAATGACATTGAGGCGATGATGCTTCACCTTCGACTCAACCGAGGGCGCGGCGCGACACTGGGAAAGAAGATGTCGCGGATCCTCAAGGACTGTGCCTCGTCGAGAAAGTACAACGAGAAGGATATTCGCCGGATGCTCGGCATGCAGGCTGACGAATACGACATCATGCTCGACGGCACCCTGCTGAAAAGCCGCAAAGTTGCGGACCACAAATATTCGAATGCCTGGGTGCCGGTAGAGGCACCGGCGACAATCACGCAACAGGCCGCAGTGATTGAACGCCCACCCAACCCCGATAGGTGATATTCTTATACCGCTATGCCGACTCCAAGTTTCATTGACGATGACGAACTTGACCCGGACGGGCGGCGTCGCCGACCCGCTTGGTGGCGTCGTGCTTTGGCTGCTGTCCTTCGCACTCTTGGCCGCGCTACTGGCGGTCAGGGCAACCCGGATGGCGCTTACCGCGATCTTCTCCCGCGTCGCTTGGGCGGCGGCGGTCGAGGCGGCGACGTCATCGGCTAAGTCTCGCCGATGGTGATAATGTCACCTTGACTCTGTTGAGGTGACTTGATGCCCAGAAGAATAAAAATCGGTTTTGCGTCTACGGACTGGTCGCGCAGTATTACTAATGAGTATGGCCCGGTGCCTGGCGGATCCAACTGGATTCGGATGCAGCAGTATCGAGACCTCCTGAAGCATGACTCTGTGACGGGTCTCCTCGTTCATCATCCTGCTCGTGGCTTCGGAGTTTTGGACTGGTTTCAGAAGACTCACTATGACGTTGACCTAATCATCTGTCAGCGCATTATGTTCGGGAAACTTGCGGAACAGATGATGAGTCGCCCCTCATCGAGTGTTCCGATCCTCAACGATGTTGACGACTGGTACTGGGGCCTGCATGAAGATAACCATGCGTATCGCCTCACCCATCCAGATAACAACGCTGAAGAGAATATTGATCACTATAAGAATGTGATCAAAAGCGGGGACGGGGTAATTGTGTCGACACCGTTCCTTGAAGAACGGATGCGTGTTGATTTCTCCTGCCAGAACGTCCACCTATCTCACAACTGTGTCCGGACTGCCGACTTCCCGGCCAGGCACCACGGGCCAAAAAAGCCCATCGTTGGGTGGACCGGATCAACGAGCCACCGCTCAGGAGACCTTGAACAACTGCGAGATCTTTTTTCCCGCAAGCGGTACCGGATTCATCACTCGGGTCACGTCGATGGGGCCGCGTACATGGCGGACAAGATTGGCTTGGATCGGGGGCGTGTGAGCAAGTCGCCAATGCACGAACCTAGGAGGTACGCGAAGTACTCATTTCAGTTCGACATCGGGATCGCGCCCCTCAACGACGTTCCGTTCAACTATGCCAAGTCGTGGATCAAGGGACTGGAGTACGCCGCCGCCGGAGTTCCTTTTGTCGCTTCGAATATCGGGGAGTATTCCCGCCTTCATCAGGAATACGGTTTGGGCAGAGTCGCTTCGACCGTTGACGAATGGTATGAGCAGATCGAAGAACTGTACGCCACTAATGTGCGACGGACAGAGGCCAAACGTCAGCGCGACATGGTGCGAGAGATCTTCGACGTGAAGGCTCAGGCGAGCCGGATCGAAGAAATTATAGATAGTTATCTGTGAGGGTTGACAATTCGTCCATGTCCCTGTAGTCTTCTGGGATGACTATTTACAACGTTCAACACCGCGACAACCGCAAGACATCCGGCGTCATCATTGGGTCTGCCGTAGGCGACGCCCTGGGTGCGCCTTTCGAGTTTGGTCCGCCTGACCAATACACCAGCAAATTCCCGCACCCCGTCCTGACAGGGCATGGCGAAATGATTGGCGGTGGCACCTTTGGCTGGGACCCCGGCCAGTTTACCGATGACACCGAGATGGCCATCATTCTCGGACGCAACATCGTCAAACACATCGACAACATCGACAACCTTGACAACTACGACGCCTTCTTGGAAGATACGTTCCGTCACTTCAAGGCGTGGGCCGAACGTGCGACCGATGTTGGCGGCACTACTAGCGCAGCGTTGTCAGGTGACGATTGGCGTACAGGTGCGAAGAACGCTCATGAGCGGAATGGCTTCAGCGCCAGTAACGGCTGCGTCATGCGTATCGCGCCTGTCGGCGTGCTCGCCTCCACCATGCCCAAAACGAAGGCTTTCGAGATTGCGGTACTTCAGGCGCGGCTGACCCATTGGGATCCCGTAGCGGCGTGCTGCGCCGCCATCGCTTCAGAGGTAATCGCGAATGGCATCGTCGGCACCTACCACAACGTTTCCGACTACATCCAGACAGCAACGGCATCTGCGCTCTCCGTGGCAGACGAGTTTCTTCGGTCCGGCGAGCACGGGCAAAACTGGTTTGATGGTTTTGATCGTGACGACGTAGCGCAACAGTTGGAGCAACTGCGGAACTTCCAACCTGACGCCCACACTCCTCGCAATGGGACGGCCTTGATCTGTCTCGGTCAAGCACTGTGGGCGGTGGCTGGTTCCTCGTCATTCGAGGATGCGCTGATCCGAACAATCAACCTCGGCTACGACACCGACACCGTTGCCGCAGTAGCAGGAGCAATTGCCGGTGCGTTTTACGGTGCCGACATGATCCCTGCACGTTGGCAGGGAGCGATCAACGGGGATTACCTCGACATCGAATTCCACAGCATCATTGACGGTCAGCCGATGTCAGTGATCTGGGATCTTGATCGCCTCCAAGAACTTGCGTGGCAAATCAACAACCATTCGCAAGACGAACTGTCGTATTCGTTCATGGAGCCTGCCGTCGGGCCGACTGAGGTCGCACCCAATCTTTTTGCCGCAAATCTGCCTGCCGTGCTGGATACAGACCTCAAAGACTTTTCGCTGGTGACTCTGTGTCGTCCGATGGCGGCAGAGATGTCAGACTGCAAAGAGCGAAACTACTTCTACATGATCGACCGTGTTCACGCGAATCCGAACCTGCACCACGTGCTGGAAGAGGCGATCAGAACCATCAACGTTCTTCTGGATAACGGGCGCAAGGTCATTGTCCATTGCCACGCAGGCCGAAGCAGGACTGGCTTTGTTCTCAAGGCGTGGTACATGCGTCAACATTCGGCAACTCATGATGAGGCCCACCAATGGCTGTCAGCCATTTGGCCGACGTACGATCCTGACGGCAACGACGACTTTTCGACTTTGCTCGACACCTATCGCTGACAAGCGGCGCCACAATGTAAAATCGGTGTGGGCGTAATCGTCAACGCCCGCACCGAGGTGGCCCGATGCTTGTTTCCCAAATCGAACTTGAACGCTACATGGACATCAAGTTCACTAATCGTCAGTCGCATGCGGCGGAATATGTGCTGGAAGGTTTGCAGAGCGAGATGGAGTCGATTTTACGTCGCCCCATTGAAGTTCAATCGTTTACTGAAACCCACAAGGTTGAGTACAACAACGTGGGCATTCCCAACACGTCGTTCTTTTACGACTATTCGCTAGATACGACCGGGAACGTGCTCGCGTTCCTTCAGCCGCCGTACACCTACTACCTAAAAAACTCGCCGGTCGTTTCAGTTCAGTCGCTCACGGCGACAGGACCAGAACCAGGCTCAAGCACGATCAGCCTTACGGAAGGAACAGATTTCACGGTTCTGAAGTACGGCGTCGATGTGTACCGGACATTCGCGAACGACCGCCTCAACATCACCTACACGGCAGGTCTTGACGGATCCAACATCAAGATGTTCCGTCTTTTGATCCTGCGCGCCGCCGCCCGAGAGATGCAAAACATGCACGATGACGTTGTCGGCATCCAGGATCTCGAAACGCGCAATACTGCTCCCATGACTACCGGATTCACTGCCGAGGAAATTGCGTCACTGAGGAAGCATCGTCGAGTCAGGATTTCCTGATGAAAATTCATCTAGACATTTCGTGCGACGCTGACGCCGCCATCGCTCGACTCCAGTCGATGCAAAACCGGTCCCAAGATTTTCGACCGGTACTCCGCGACGCTCGCTCGACTCTAGAAAAAGCCAACGAGTCAAACTTCGCGACAGGGGGCCTGCCTGTCGGGGGCTGGAAGCCACGTACCCGCGACTACGCATGGCCGATCATGAAGCGCTCCGGCAAATTGCTGAGCAGTCTCACCAACCTGCGTGGAAACCCCAACAAAATCGAGAAGACTGAAGCCGAGTTCGGGACAAGCGTCGAGTACGCCAAGTTCCACCAATACGGCACGGAAAGAATGCCTGCCAGAAAAATCGTGTTCAACCCGACGGGATTTTCAGAGGACCTCGCACGCAAGGCAGCCAAGTGGGTAGTGAGAGGTAATTTCTGATGGGCATGTTGGGCGCGTATGAGGCAAAAAATTTCGTCAACGATTACCTCAAGCAATCCTTGCCGACAAGGCTTTTGGAGTATCGGAACGAATGGAATCTCGACGACGAAAATCTTCCCGATCCGGTCAAATATTTTGTTTACGAGCCAGTTGCGCTCGACAAGTGGCCGACTTTGATCACAGTTCTTATTTCAATGAACGGGCTTGAGCGTGACGGCTATACCGGAAATATGGATCCGGTTTATCGTGTCGACTACACGATGAGAACGTACATCTGGTGTAAAGACGACGACTCCGAACAGGTCACAGCGAAGCGAGATCGCCTAATGACCGTCCTGCGTACCGCATTCCTGGACTCACCCAGCCTCAATAAATGCGCTGATGGCTTCGACGTGGTAATCGACGAGGGAACCTTGCGAGAAGAATATTCTGACCTGACCTTGATCAAGGGTGAGCGAGTTATGGCCGGCGGTTACGTCGCCTACACCATGACAATTGAAGAAACCGTGACTCGTGACGTCATCTATGATTCTTCCGTTTCTGGCGCATCATTCACGCCAGAAGCACACCTTCTTTTACCGCTGCTAAAAGATCTCTGACAAGCCTTCCCCTACAGAGGGGCGTCCGTGGTGGACAATAGTGGTACGTCGAAAGTAGTTCCGAAACAAGCGAGCCCGTTTCGGTATACTTTCACATAAGCCACAAGAATGATTCGCTCTGGAGCGGAGGAAGCCACATGCCCGGCATTGTAGTAAACACAGCGGTCCGCACCGGCCCGTCAACCACGAACCAGAACCCGACGGCAACGCTGTTCATGGTCGGTCGTGCAGAACGAGGCACGGAGGGAACTCCTGCTCTCATCACCAGCCTCTCAGAGTATGAGACCGTCTACGGCGGCTACATCTCGACCGGCGCCCTGCACCAGCAGGTTCAAACCTTCTTCGAAGAGGGTGGAGCACAGGTCTACATCTCCCGCGTTGTTGGCGCGAGCGCCACGTTCGGAGAACTCACCGTCACCGGTGGCGGGGGCGATGCCCTCACTCTGACCGCGACAGGCCAGGGGTCATGGTCGAGCAACCTTGAGGCTGAGGTTGTCGCTCTTGGGGCCGGCTTCGCCCTCAAGTTGTATCTCGACGGCGACCTGGTCTACTCGACCGGCGAAGTGGCCACCTCGGCTGCTGCCGCGACCAAGTTGAACGCTGCTACCACGACTGGTGCCCTGTACGCCACCGCGGAGGCTGGCGCCGGAACGCTTCAGGCATTCACGAAGGCGTCGTTCAGCGCCGGTGACGCCGATGAAAGCAGCATTGACGATGCCACCTACACCGTCGGCGTCGCCAACTTCAGTGATGATCTCGGCCCAGGGGCAGTGTGCGTTCCGAATGACGGAAGTTTCGCTGATGTAACCACAATCCACACGGCGCTTGTCGAGCACGCGGTCGCTAACAACCGTTTCGCGCTTCTCGCAGGTGACTCGGACGATCTTGCGGCAGACGTCAAGAGCCAGGCCGCGACCGTCACCGCCGCGGGGAACGGCGAGTACGCCTCGATGTTCTACCCGTGGGTCAAGATGGTCAACGACGCTGGCACCACCCTCACGATCTCGCCAGAAGGTTACGTCGGTGCAAAGCGTGCCGCCGTCCACAACAGCACCGGTTCATGGGTTGCTTACGCTGGTCTCGCCTCTGAGGCGTCCTTCATCACCGGCCTCTCGGCCTCGGTGAGCAAGGAGACCGGCGACGACCTCGACGAGAACCACGTGAACGCCCTCCGGATCATCAACGGTCGGGTTCGCATCTACGGTGCGCGTTCGCTGTCGAGCGACGAGGACAACTACAGGTTCAACACTTCTCGCGAGATGCTGAATTACGTCGTTGACCGCGCCAAGTTCACGCTTGAAGATCTCATCTTCTCGCCAATCGACGGGCGTTCGGCCCTGTTCTCCGAGGTTCGCTCTCGCCTGGTCGCTCTCCTGGAGCCGATCCGTGTGGCTGGCGGCCTGTATGAAGCGTTTGACACCACCGGTCGCCGTATCGACTACGGCTACTCGGTTCAGGTCAACGACGCCATCAACCCGCTCAGCCAGTTGGCGGGCGGTCTGGTCAAGGCAAAGGTCGGCATTCGCGTGTCGTCCACCAGCGACCAGATTCAGGTTGATGTCACCAAGTCCAACCTCACCGCATCAGTAGTCTGATTAGGAGCAGAAAATGACTAAGTTGGCGCAGAGGCAGATCGTTGCGACGATCAATCCTTCAACCGCACGCAACGTGGAAGTTCCGCCCAACTTGGGTGAGGACCAAGGGTTGCAGTACTTTGCCCAGGTCAGTGGTGGGGAAATCACCGCGTCCGTCGAAAAGATTTACGTCGGCGGCAAGTTGTTCCCCGAGACGCTGTGCGCTCCTTCCGAGATTGGTGACATCACCGTTACTCGCCACTACGACCGTGGCGTCGACGGCAATTTCCTCACCTCGGTCCGTCAGATGGTAGGCCGCGCCTACTACGACGTGACTGTGAAGGAACTCAACTGCGACATTGAGAACCCGCAGGCCACTCGGGTGTACCCAGAGTGCCTCCTGGTTGGGCTCACTGAGCCTGAGGGTGACGCCGCCTCCGGCGCCCCAGCGACCTATTCGCTGACCTTCAGCGTTTCGACGGTCGCCACCGCTCCAGGCTGATCAGCAAATTCACCACAGGTAAACGGTTAGGGGTGCCACTGGCACCCCTTTCCTTATGCTAGGGTTCCGCGCTATGAGCGACGCCCTTTATGAAGATGAAACAGAATCGGTAGAGGCTCCTGCGAAGAAGCCCGCACGATCGACATCCGGGAAAGAACCCTCTGTTCTTGACCAACTCAAGGACACGTTGTCCAGGAAGGTTGAGCGGCCGAAGGTATACGTCGAGGTGCCGGAGCGTGCTGGCATCACGATTGAAGTTTCCCCAAACATCACGCAGCATCAACTCCGTTCCTGGAGGAAGAATGCTGGCGAGGACACGAAGAACGGCATGGACTCCATCAAGTTCGCGTGTTCCGTGATTGGTCACACGACTACCGGGATCTACATGAACGGCGAGCAGGTTGCCGACGATGATGGGATCGCAGTGACGTTCGGATCTGACGTTGTGCTGGAAATGACGGGGACCACTCGCCCGATTCCTGATTGTGTGCGGGCGTTCTTCGGGATTGAGCCCCACCTTGAGGCTGCCGCTCTTGCGATTCTTGAGGCGGCCGGTTACGGGGACACGGTGGAAACCGTGGACCCTACGAAGATGTCCTAGACGAACTCGTCCAGGACACCCGTGTTCAGAGCGCCGCCAGGCTTGGTGAGTTGTTCGGCACGGACCCAATCGCAATTCTTGATAGCACCGATCAGGAATGGCTCATAAGGTACGCCTGTGCTAAAGTAATAGAGTCCGACAGAGCCGAAATTGAGCGGCAACGCAAGCAAAAATAGCGGCTAATCAACTCGTGTAAGCAGGCGGAAACCTGGCATGGCGGAAAACGAAAATGTCACAATTCGTATCCGCGTAAGGGCTGATACCAGCCAGATTGATCGCGTCCAGCGGAAACTTGCCGCCCTCTGCGCCCAAGCAGAAGCATGTGAGAAAAAGTTTCGTCGACTTGGTGGAACCATCGACGACATGGGCAAGGAAATGGAGGTCCTTGAAACCCGGACTAGAGACACCGGCAAGAGGATGCGCGAACTCGGTGGTGAACTCGACGACAACCGCGAAAAAACTAAGCGAAACACGAAAGAAACCTCCAAGGCCCGGAAGTCCTTGGATGCTTTTTCGAAAGCCGGTAAAGGTCTCGCAAAAATCTTGTCGACCGTACTCAAGTTCGCCCTCAAGGCGGTTCTTGTGGAAACTCTGCTGTACGCAGCCGCCCTATCTTCCGTAAACCTTTTGTTGAAATCTGGCAACATCTTGAGTCGAGCCTGGACGTCAACAGTTCGAGGTCTCGGGGTGGCGGCAGCCAATGCGGCGGCAGGTGTCGCAACGCTGGCAGCAACATTTGCTGCGGCCATGCGGCAGATGCAGGCAGCGCAGGCAAGCGGCGGCTACGGCGGAAACTTTGTTGCAGCGTCACGGGCCCTGCGAACAGTTCAGGGCGACGCTTCACTCGCCGCGTTTGGCCTTCAGGCCGTGACTGGCGCGTTCGCCGCCGCGTCCAAGAACGCCCAGGTGACCGGCCAGACCGTTGCCGGCCTTCGTGGCCTCACGGACTTCGCTGTCGCCTCAGGCGACATGGAGAAAGGTCTCACCGCGGCAGCAAACGTAATCTCTCTCCTCCAGAAGGGAGAGTCGGCTGGAGGCGAAACTCTGCTTTCCGCGGCGCAAGATCTTGGCCCGGAATTCGCGAAAGCCTATAAAGCGGTCCTTGCGGAAGGAGCGGTCACGAACGACGAGTTGATCAAGATGATCGCTTCCGGAAAACTCGCAGAAGAGGCTGGGATTGCTGGCACTGCTGCGAACGTCCAGGGAACATTGATTGGTCAGTTGAAGTCGTTCGCCACGGAAATGCAAGTCATTTTCGGTGACATCGGCGCGAACTTTATCGGCCCTGTACAGAAAGCGTTCAACGAAGTACGTCGCATCTTGAAACGCACAGTTTTCCAGATCACCGGAAACCTAAACAGATTCGCACAAGGACCATTCATTGATACGGTTGTTGGTGCCGCCGACAAGATCGGCAACTTCACCGCCAAACTTTTCAACGAATATCTGCCGATGACCCAAGAGGTCTTGGGCAACTTCATTGACGGCTGGCGCAGGTTCACCGATTTCATGAGCCGCACCACGGAACGCTTCGGCAACTTCCTACGTCGTTTCACTGAAGGATCCAAACTGATGAACCAGTTCTTCGGTGAGATCTTGCGGGCAATCGGCGGCGGGTTGTCGGACGGGTTCGAGAACTTCAACGATCTCATCATGAGAAACAAAGACGAGTTCATGGAGTTCGGCGTCCAGATCGGAAGACTGATTTCCGCGCTCTTCGAATTTTTCCGCGAACTACGGTCAGCGTTCTTCGCGGCACTCCCAGCGATCAACGCGGTTTTGGGTGCCCTGACCTTGGTGGTCCAAGCGTTCGCTGACATCGTCGAAGTCATCGGTGGGGTCGCGGGAGCAACCGGAGGCGTCGGCGCTGGCGTACTTCTTGGCGGTTACGGACTCGCGAAATCTGGGTTAGCGGGGAAAGCCGCCACCGGTCTTCTCGGAGCGAGGGCTACGAAGGTAGGACCTGCCGGACTTGCTCTCCTGGGCGGCTATTTGGGTGCCAACATGCTGTCCGGTGCCGCTGCGCGAGATCAGCGAGGATCCGGAATGGCGATCGGCGCTGGCGCAATGGGCGGCGCCGCAGGTGGTGCGGCCGCTGGGGCGATGTTTGGACCTCTAGGAGCCCTCATTGGCGGAGTCGTCGGCGCTATCGGCGGAGGTCTTGTCGGGTACTTCAAGAACAAAGAAGTCGAAAGACAGGTTGCCGCGTCAGGCGTAAATTTTGCTGAAGAGTATTCCGCAGCCATCAACGAGCACTTCGTCGCGAACGGGTACTACGAAGAAGCCTCCAAGCAGATGGGTAACTTCAGCGAATTCGTAAACCACATTTCCGAGGGCATCGGCAAAAGTCATGTCTTTAGTCGCGAATCGATTGACGCGCTACGCGAAGAATACGACAAGATGAACAAGGCGATGGATTTGGGTCGTCGACGAACAGCCGACCTAGCCAAAATTACCGGTAAATCCGAAGATGAAATTGCGGAACTAGCCCGTTCTCTCGACATCAAC